CTTGTGCCTTATGAAACCATTGATCAGATCACGTTTTTGAAGCGCTCTTTTGTGCGTGACGATGCTGCGAATGGGGGCTGGGTTGCCCCCCTCGATCCCAACAGTTTCCTTTACACATCTTATTGGTTTAAAAACCCAAAGGATGTGCGAACGGACCTGTACAGGAACGTTGAGCAGACGCTCAGCGAGCTCTCGCTCCATGAACCTGCGAAGTGGGATGAGTACTATCCATCGATTGAGAAGTTTTCTCTCGAGGAAGGTCTCCCAATTCCTTTCAGGACTAGGGAGGCTGCGTATCAGTGGGTGCAATCCCGCAATGATGCGTGGTACTAGGACTGGACTTGTTGGGGAAATACCTAGTGCAACCCAGCATTTTACCATCGCTAGCCACTACTCAGGACTATCCAGAGAGGCACTAGACGCGTGGTTGTTGAGTTTGACCCACGTAGTAATTTTAGACTCGCTAGTAATTTAGAAACAATAACTGAAGACACTGTGTGTGCAGAAATAGAAGGACTTAGTATTAGTGCCGCACCTGAGATTACAGGTGCGACCTCGTTTGCTGATGAGGCTGGTGTTTGTTCCAAGATTCCCATCGCTCCAACGGTTGCCTTTGCTTCCGGCGATCCAGTGTACCAAGACTTGAAGGAGTACTTTAGACGTCCTCGTCTTGTATATACTGGATCTTGTGCTAACTCTGTGACTCCTTTAGTCAACGTCAATGTCACAACGCCCTTATTGACCGGCACGTGGTTTCCAACTATGACCAGTCGATTGGCAGGAGTCCAGGGTATTCGCTTTGATTTAGTTGTTCGTGTCACGGTTGCTGCTAATCCTTTCCACGGAGGTGTTTTAGTTACAGCTTTCCAGTATGATGGTTCTAATACTGATACTTTTCAGTATTGTAGAACCAATCTGGCCCAGCTGTCTACTAATTTACCTCATGTGAGATTGGATATAGCGGAGCAAACCATGACCGAATTCACTATACCTTGGCTTTACCCTGTTGACTATATGCCACTGGACTCATCTGATCTTTTTAGAATCTATGGAGCACTGACGTTAGCACAAATCGTGCCTACCCCAACCTTAACATCCTCTCCTGCTCCAACTTATAGAGTTTTTGTGCATTTAGAGAATTTAGAGTTGATTGGCTCTAGGCCATTGGTGGAGAATTTCGTTGTGGCCCAGTCCGGTGGAAGGACAGAGAAACCGAA